GGCTGGTGGGGCAAGCGGACCGAGATCGGCGCGGACGGCAAGGAGCACCAGGTGCAAATGGGCAGCCCGGCCAGGCTGAAGCTCATCTACCGCCAGAACATGCAGACCGCTTACATGGCCGGGCGCTACAAGCAAATGCTGGAGAACGCGGACAATCGCCCCTGGTGGCGCTACGTGGCCGTGCTGGACCAGCGCACCCGCCCCGCGCACCGGCTGCTGAACGGCCGCACCTTCCGCTATGATGACGCGTTTTGGTCCAGCCACTACCCGCCCAACGGCTGGGGCTGCCGCTGCCGCGTGCAGGCCCTTTCAGACATGGGCCTGGAGCGCGAGGGCATTACCCCGGAGAGCGGCGAGGGCAACATGCGCACGCGTGACGTGGAGCTGGTGGACCGCCGCACGGGCGAGGCCAGCTTGCGCCAGGTCACGGGCTATAAGATCGGCCCGGCCCAGGACGCGCCCACGGTGTGGACCGACCCCGGCTTTAGCTACAACCCGGGCGCGGCGGCCTACGGCCTGGACATGGAGGCCGCCCGGCGGCTCTCCCTGGTTACGGATACCACCTTGCGCGCCCAGGCCGTGCAGGCCCTGAACGGCAACCCGGCCCGGCACCAGGCGTTTGAGAACTTCGCACGCGAGGTGCTTAACACCAGGCGCGGCGGGACGGCCCAAGCCCAGGTGGTGCATTTCATGCGCAACGCCGTGGCCCAAGCTGTGACCGAAGCGGGCGGCGAGCCGGTGCAGGTGGTCACAGCCAGCGCCAAACGCATTTTGCACGCGGACAGCGCCAAGCACCACCGCATGGGCACGGCCCCGGCGCAGGAGGATTTGCTGCGCCTGCCGCAACTGCTGGACGAAGCCACGGCCGTGCTGTGGGACGCGGACAACGCGAACCTCGTGTACGTGTGCCCGACCAAGGAGCCGGGGCGCGTGCTCAAAATAGTGGTGGACGTGCCCATGCGTCCCAAGGACGCCAAGGGCCTGGCCAAGCTGGGGCGCTTTGACGCCGTGGTGAACGTGATGGAGGTGGGCGAAGTGGGCATGCGGCCCGTAGGCGACTCGCAGCTCAAGGTACTGTGGACAAAAGAATAACCCCGTGGGGGCGGACTTGCACCGCATACCGGGTGGAGCCGAGGCTCCATCCGCCCGATTACTACCAGCTTCGGGTACGCCCACAGGGTCAAGGATAAAATAGCCATGTACGAAATCGAAGTCAACATACAGAGCCTGGAAAAGGGCCTGGGCCGCCTGGCCGCGCTTGGCCAGAACATGACGCCGCTGACGCGCGACCTGGCGGAGGTTCTGAAGGGCGGCGTGGACCGCGCCTTTGCCGACGAAGAAGACCCAGCCACGGGCGAGAAGTGGCACCCGCTTTCCCCGGCCACTCTGGCCAGGCGCGCCAAGGCCGGGCACACCGGAAAAATCCTCCAGGTTTTGGGCGAGCTGGCCGCCAGCATCCAAACCGAGCACGGCCCGCACCACGCTGCCGTGGGCACCAGCAAGGTCTACGCTCCCACGCACCAGCTCGGCGCGAAAAAGGGCAGCTTCGGCACGGCCAAGCGCGGCACGCGCGGCACGGGTAAGCGCAACCCCCGTAACTATACCGCGCGCGGCGGGGCCACCGTGGGCGGCTGGCTCTCTGGCCGGGCGCAGGGCGGCACCATGCCCTTGCCCTGGGGCGACATCCCGGCCAGGCCCTTCCTGGGCATCGGCACGCCGGAGGAAGCAGAAATTGAGGCGAGCGTGAAAAGGGCCGTACAGCGGGTTTTAACGGGGGGGTAGGGGCGCGGGGTAGGCGTGTGTATGCGCGAGGCTATTGCGTAGTTTCTAACGGGGTGCTAACGGGTTAGCAGAAGGTTTGGTAGTACAAAGACCAGTGGGGGCAGTGCTCGTCTGCCCATTTTGCTAGACTGAATCCAACTTTCAAATCAGGAGCACCGATGGCCAGCCGCAAATTGAAGACAAAAACGCCCAAGGTCAGAATGAAGACAATAAATGTTGGGCAGCTTAATATTACGGTTCATCCCCATCCAAAGGGTGTTTACCAAAAACTTATGACACGAGCGTATGAGCTACAAGCGACGATACAATTAGCCCGCAAGGAAAGGGCCGTATTGGGGCCGGTTAAGACATATCCGGATGATGTGCTTGAATTGGTACGGGTTCCAATTTTTAGGTATTACGATCTCAACCCTTTTGGGGTATGGTTTGATACTGTAAAAAGGGTTGCTATACCGTCTACAAAAGATAGACCACTTTCAAATATTCCTGCGAATCTTAAGCCTGACCTGCGAATTGTGAATGCTTTTTTGTATGTCAAAAAACATAGGATAATATTTGACTCAACCAAGATAACGCATTCGCAAGCAATGAAGTTTTTTTATGAGCTTTTTCAGCGAGAAGAGATCATAGACGAGTTTGGCCCTGTTGAGGTTACGATAGTCCAGCACCCTGGAATGCTGGAGAAAGTGCTGAGCGTTCCCAACATGCACAGTGTTCAGTTTATTATCAACCGCCCGAATCCTGATGACGATGACGAAGATGAGCAGAGATATGAAGAAAGAATGGAGGAGATGGGAGTCTATCAGTGGGAGCAAACCCTTTCGGCCAAGTCAAGAACCCGTGAGCCGATGTTGAAAATTGATGATGACTTACGCTCATTTGCAAATGTCGCCTTGAGAAATGGCGAGATAAAAAGCACGGGATTCAATGAAGACGGAAAGCGGATTGAGCTTTCGTCACTTGAAACACCTTACAATGAACCAATTGCTATTCCAAGTGGTCGTGCTTTTCCTGATTTTGTAAACGGTGTAAAAGAACAACTGAGCATTATTAAAAGGTAGTCTGCATGTCTTTCCGTCAGTATACAGGCGTAAAAAAAGCTTTTAAACATTATTGGTATGTTTATGGTGGCACCTGTGCCATCGTTGCATCACCATATTTTGGCGCAGCTTTATTATTAACATTGATTACATTTTATTGTTCGGAGTATTCTCCGTCACCAAGCTATGAGATGGCTCTAGCCATTCTTCCTAACCTGCTGGGCTTTACACTTGGCGGGTATATCGTAATGTTTTCGTTCGGAGATTCAAATTTCCTTTCTGTAATCGCTGGTGAAGTAGAATCTGAGAAGGCGAGATCTTCACCACTAATTGGATATGCGGCAAGGTACATGCACTTTCTTGTTGTGCAGACTGTAGCACTAATTCTTGCAGTTCTAATGAACGCGGCCTATAAAGAGATCGAAATATCTAACTTGTCAGACGGCTTCCACAACCTTTATAATATGCTTAGTTTTTTAGAATATTTCTTGCTATTCTACGCTTTGTTTCTAGCCTTGGCGACTACTGTGGGGATATATAAAACAGCTCTTAGATTTGATAAATTCATAACGATCCGCAAAAAGAAATTACTGGAACAATCTCAGCGACCACCAGAGTAGCCCCGCCTACTGAAACCCTTCCTCCTGTCTCACGCCCCCTTGCCACCCTAAAACGGGTGGCATGAAGCGCAAGCCCACCGACACCACACACAACGTCGCCTCCTTGGCCATGCCCCTTGCGGGGGGCGTGGCCTTGGCTGTTGGCGTTTCGGCAGAGGCCATGCCCGAGGGCATGAATGCCCAGCTCTTCCCGGACGGCCCCTTTGCCGCGCGCGACGGCCGCCCGGCCAGCATGACCGACGGTGCCCTTGCCGCCTGGCGCATAGATGCGGACATCGCCGCCGCCGTGACTGCCAAGGTGGAGGCACGCGAAACCCCGCTGCCCGTGGACTACGAGCACCAGCTCATCCTGGCCAAGACAAACGGCAAGCCCGCGCCCGCCTCCGGGTGGGTCAGCGCCGTCAGCTACGTGCCGGGCCGGGGCCTGTTCGCCGCCGTGAACTGGACCGCCAACGCCCGCGAGCACATCTCGGCCGACGAATACCGCTACATCTCCCCCGTCTTCCGCTTCGACCTAGCCACCGGCGCGGTGCTCGAAATTTTGAGCGTCGCGCTCACCAACAACCCGGCCCTGGACGGCATGGACGCCGTGGCCTTGGCCGCGCTGTTCCCTTCTGCCGCCACGCCCAAAACAAACAAGGAGAGAACCATGGACGAACTGTTGGTATGCCTGCGCGGGCTCTTCAACCTGCCCGCAACCGCCGGACCGGAGGACATCAAGCCTCCGCTGGACAAACTCAAGGCCATGATTTCCGGCGACGAGGCCGCCGCGAGCGTGGACCTGCTGGCCCTGCTCAAGGGCAAGGACGAGGCCATCGCCAGTCTGACCAGCCAGGCCGCCAAACTGTCAGAAACCCCGGACCAGGCCAAGTTTGCGCCGGTGGCCGCGCTGGCCAGCTTGCAGCAGGCCAATTCCGAGCTGAAGGCCCAGGTGGCCGCGCTTGCCACCGCCGGGCAGGCGTCCAAGGTGGACGCGCTGATTCAGGCCGCACTGGCCGACGGCCGCCTGACCGCTGGCCTGGAGCCCTGGGCGCGCGCGCTTGGGGCCAAGGACGAGGCGGCCCTTTCGACCTACCTCACCGCTGCCGCTCCCATGGCCGCGCTCGGCTCCATGCAGAGCCAGCAGCTGCCCGGCGGCCAGCCTCCGGCGGGCGGCTCTGCCACCGCCGCCCTCTCGTCCGAGGAGATCTACGTCGCCGAACAGCTCGGCATGACCCACGAAGAGTTCAAGACTGCAAAGGAGGCCAAATAATGGCAATCATCACCCCCGCCCTCATCGCTGCGATGATGACCGGCTACCGGTCCGAGTTCCAGCGCGTGTTCGGCGAAACCCCGTCTGACTGGGAGAAGGTGGCCACGCCGGTTCCGTCCAGTTCCAAGAGCAACACCTACGGCTGGCTGGGCCAGTTCCCGCAGCTCATCGAATGGGTTGGCCCCCGCGTGGTGAAGGACATGGCCGCGCACGGCTATTCCATCATCAATAAGCTGTTCGAGGCCACGGTGGGTGTGCCGCGCACCGACATCGAAGACGATGAAGTGGGCGTGTACAAGCCGCTGGTGGGAGAAATGGGCCGCGCCGCCAAAGTCCACCCGGACGTTCTGTCCTTTGCCCTGCTCAAGGCCGGGCTCACCACGCTTTGCTACGACGGGCAGAACTTCTTCGACACCGACCACCCCGTGTACCCCAACGTTGACGGCACCGGCGTGCCCGCCACCGTGAGCAACTACCAGGCTGGCACTGGCGCGCCCTGGTTCCTGTTGGACTGCTCGCGCGTGCTCAAGCCGGTCATATTCCAGGAGCGCACCAAGCCGGAGCTGACCCAGCTCACCGACACCAAGGACGAGGCGGTGTTCACCACCGACACCTACCGTTTTGGTGTGCGCTACCGCTGCAACGCGGGCTTTGGTTTCTGGCAGCTGGCCAACATGAGCAAGGCCGACCTGACCACGGACAACTTCAATGCCGCCTACGCGGCCATGTCCAACCTCACCACCGACGGCGGCCGCCCGCTGGGCATCCGGCCCACGCTGCTGGTGTGCAGTCCCACCCTGCGCGCCAAGGCCCTGGAAATCACCAAGGCCACCCGCCTGGAGAACGGCAAGGACAACATCAACCAGGGCGTGGTCGACGCCCTTGTGACGCCCTGGCTGGCGTAAGGAGGCGCGCCCATGGCCCGTATCATCCGCAT